TCAATGTCCATGTTTTTTTATTAATAACCCCAATACTTTTTTGTATAATAATAAAATATTTTTGTCAAACTCTGAATCTGAGTTCGGTAAAAAAGATCCGTTGTCTTTTAATAAAAGAGAGAGTCTTTCGTAGTCTTCATACACAGAATTTATTATCTGCATGCGCTCTGCTGGAGTAAAATGTTTGAGATTTGTTAACTCTTCGGACATCTCACTCCATTCTAAAACAGGCATATCACTTCTTATCTGGCTCTTTTTTTAATAAATCAGCCAATAGATCATCTTTTTTAATACGTTCCCTTTGAGCTTTGAACGCTATGTGATTATCTAACAGTTTGGCTATCTGTTGCTCGGGTGTTCTAAAACTATCTTCAGCTAACGCTCTCAACAGTTTATGTGTTTCTACTCGTATTGCTATACTACGCCATTTAGTTGTGTCCATTGTACCTCTCTATAATATTAAATAATAAATGCCAGATAAGAAAAGAGCAATAAAGATAGCAACTAACTTTGGAGCGACCAGAACTATTAAACCAAATATAACTAAATAAATTTTAAACATAATTTAACCTTCATCTACAATATCAGATATACCTATATCCTGCTTCCATCTGCTATACAGTTTTGCACAATCTTGTCTGTATACCTTTTCGTCCTGCACCCATTGATTTGCTAGTTCCGTGGGTACACCTAGTCCCTTCAACTTATGTATAGTCTGACCAAAACTATAATCATTTAATTGTAGTGAATCTAGCACTTCATCTACTTTCTCATACCATTCAGCAAAAGACTTGCTTCGTGGTGCGCTAAAAGAAGGTTGTACTTTCATAAGGTTTTCCATTACGCTAGTTTTTCTACTCATCTACTAACCCCTTCTTTTGATTATCTACCACTAATCGAACAGAAGTTTGCACATATTTTATAAACTCAGTTATATGTTCGTTCATCTCATCTTCATCACAATTAAAAACAAACATTTGTATAGCTTGATCGCCTTTAATTTGTTTACGTACATACTCTGGGGTGATTAGTTTTTGTTTTAACATATCAGCTAAATTATCTAACTTTTTCTCTGCTTCTGTAGTGTAATATTGTTTCACTTTGCCCATCTTTTATCTCCTTTTAGTAAGTATATATTAAATATAAGATATATCCTAGAAATGTCAAGGTATGTTGACAGATATATATAATATATTATATATATAAATTAAACAGGTATAAACATGACATTGTTAGATGAAAAAGTAGCCTTAGAACGTAAGTGGACTAGGTTGTATAAAAAAAATGGATTATACACAGTGGAGATGATTCCTCTTACAACTCGTATTTCTGATTTAACTAAAAAGATCATAAACCATGATCAAGAAGAGATGCGAAAAAGGTTACATAATCAGGCCTAAACAGCCTGACCAAAATCGTTGCCTAGAGCAACATCTATAACTGAGGGAACAATTAGTTCTACACAGGTCTCCATAGCTTTCTTTATTTCTTCTATATCTTTTTTATCTTTAATATTAAAACATAGTTCATCATGTATTTGAACAATTGGAAGATGTCCTTTTTCTGCGCAAGCAATGACCGCAGCTTTTGTTTGATCTGCTGCAGAACCTTGTATTAATCGGTTCAAAGCTTTGTAAGTAAAAGCACGTTTAATATTACCTCTACCATATTTAGCTACTGCATTGTCATAACGTTCAGCTGTATGTATACCAAAATCTTTTGGCTCCCATAAATCAAATCTGCACTTGCGACCTTTTTTAGTTCTAATAGAACCTCTATCTTGTGCTAACTGCATACACTTATTAGATAGTTCTTTCATAAAAGGAACTTTACGATTGTATTTATTAATTAAAGAAGTAGCCTCATCAGTAGGTAAACCTAACATATTAGCTAACTTATTTTTACCCATACCATACATCAAACCTAACCCAATAGTCTTAGCTTGTTTTCTGTCAATACCCACAATGTCAGCCACTGTTTGATGAAAGTCTGCACTAGCATTAGCATAAGCATCAACCAGTTCTTGACTACCATCAAAACCAACAGCACTAGCGTAATGAACTGCCATTCTAGGTTCTTGTTGCGAGTAATCAAAACTACCCCATTGGCACCCAGGTTCGGGTAAAAACAAACCTCTAATCAAAGGTCCTAATTCTTTATTTCTAGCGGGAAGTTGTTGTAAATTAGGATTAGACATAGATAATCTTCCAGATA